TCTTAAGATCTGACGTGCTGTATTAAATACATAAAGCCTGTTGTAGCTGTGACGCTTAAAATCTCCATTATTAGCGATCGTCCGCCCGGTGTTTTCATATTTTAATGATAAAACAATGAGATATTTCTCTAACAATTCATCCGGACATTTTAAGCATTCTATAGCGTTTTCAATCTCGCTTTTTTTACTATTCCAGTAAATGCCGTCGATATGCACTCGCTTTTCTTCTTCTAGTTCTTTAAATTTTTTCATAAGTTCTGCTTTCGTCATAAAATCAACCATCCTTTCGTTTATGCCCTGTCTCATCGGTGCAGGTGGGGCAGTTCCTACAGACCGCCTGACGGCGGTTTCGACTATTGCAGTTCAATCTCTGTCTTATATGCTTCAGCTTCTTCAAGTGTTACGAAGTATTTACCATATCCGCAATATGCGAATGTTTTCCCGCCGTCAACGCTTCTAAAAATCATAGCATTATAATTGTAAATATTGCCAACTGGGAAACTTAACTTTTTAATCTCGACTTTTTCTATTGTTTTCATAAATTTTTCCTCACTTTCATTTTGTGCGGTCTGCCATCATCAGCACCGGGCGACCGTTCCACGGTGGACGCTCCAGACGGAGCGTTTCGGCTCATAATACTGATAATTCAATCGCTTCGATCTCGTCCCAAGTAAAACCGATCCTGTGCATATCGAGTGATGCATCACTCATAACCGCTGAAGCTTCCGTTGTCATGTCACGATTGAAGAGCTCACAGAAAATTTTATAAGCATTAACAGCACCCTCATAAGTGAATACCTGTAAATTTCCAATTTTCGCTCCATATGTTCCGTTGATTTTAATAGCTCCAGTCATATTCAAATCCTCACTTTCGTTTGTTTTCTGTTCCTTTGTTAATATTATAATACACTAAAAACAGTGTAATATCAATATACAAATACACCAAAATAAGTGTAAAAATATCAGCAATAATTGTGTATTTTTTTGGTGTAAAATTAATTGAAATAAAAATGTCTCAGGTATATAATAAATACGAAAGAGAGGTGTGCAGATGCTTACTTATAAAATTGACGTATTGGAAACGCTGAAAGAAAGCGGATATAACACGACACGGCTTAGAAAAGAGCAGATCGTAGGAGAAAGCGCAATCCAATCATTGAGAAAAGGCGAAATGGTAGGGATTAAAACGCTCGAAAAGATCTGCGATATACTGGACATGCAGCCGGGGAACATTATTAAATATGTAGAAAATGAGAAAAAATAAAATACTATAAAAATAATGTAAAAAGGTATTGACAGTACACCGTTTTAGGTGTATTATAATATCAGAAACAAGGAAAACACAACACACGGAGGAAAAGAAAGATGGAAGAATCAAGAAACATTTACAGTTATTCAAAAACAGAAATAAACAAAATGAAACGTGAGGAGCTTTTACATCTTTTATACGAGAGAGATAAAAACTATTTTGAAAACATAAACGGATCAGAAAAGAACTGGAGCAAAGAGAACACATTTGAAAAATATAAGGAGTTTTATAAAAACTTTACGGTTAAAGACTTAAGAGAAAGAGCTTAGATGGGGATAAAAAGATGGAAGAATTAAAAAAATGTTATCAGGAATTACAGAAAAGGATCGCAGAAATTGAAAACAGACATGACACAGACATCATTGATTTTATTAATCTTGATGACGAAGTGAAAGCCGAGTACATGGGAGACTGGAAAGAGCAAGACGTGCAGGGCTGGGAGTATCTTTTGAACAGAGCTAGCACAATCCGAAAAGCGTACAGGATCGTTGCGGAAGAATTGCATATCGGAGAATTTCTACCGGACATTGACCAGTAAAAACCTAGGATATTAATTTGAAAAAAAGGAGATAAAATTATGTATAGTTGCGTATTAAAAAATAAAGAAGGTATTATTTTTGACGAAGGAAAAGATTTTGAAACATTAAGAGAGACTTTTAAATGGGCTTCAAACAGGGGACGCGGGTACGTTGTGCAGGTGGCGGATGATAATGGTAACGAGTGGGAAGCTAGTGTCGCTGAAAGCCTAAGTGAAATGAGCTTTAGGCTTCGGACAATAGATCGAAGCCTGTGTACAAGCGGATATGCCACCATGAACGAAATGAACTTTGATGATACCGTAAAAAAATGTAAATGTAATGAATTTGGCGGAACTTATTACTTAAGATTTTAATAGAAAGCGGCTTGAAATATAGCCGCTTTTTTTATGCCTAAAAATGGAACAAAAACAGTTAAAAAATATCTTATAATAAAATTATAAGTAAAATGATGGGAGGTGTGCGCCTTGGCAAATTTAAAAGGAAAAGTTAAAAAGCTTCAGACTGCGATTGTCCAGCGTGGATTGATTGTAAAAATAAACCAAAATCAATTTTACAGTGCAGACCAGAAGCGCATGATAACAATTTACAGAATCATTACACCAGTGTACACCTTTAAGAAAAATAAACAAGAATGGAAAACAGAAGATTTTGAAATTCTCAAAACGGCATCCGTCCCGGATGTAATATTCTGCTTGCTAGAAATTTATAAGGCGGTGAGCGGATGAAAGGAAAACTCACACAGAAACGTAAAATATTTGCAGATGAATACATAAAGAATGGCGGTAATGCCACACAAGCTGCGATAGCAGCCGAATATTCTCAAAAGACAGCGTATTCGCAGGGACAGCGTTTGTTGAAAAATGATGATGTTTTAGCATATATAGCCAAACAGACCGAGCGCATCGAGAAAGAGCAGCACCGGGATATCATGAGCCTTGCAGAAATCCAAGAGCGTAGAAGTAAAATCGCAAAGGGCGAAGTCGTGGACGGTCTTGGATTCGCCCCGGACTTTTCCGATCAGCTTAAGGCAATGGACGGACTGGAGAAAGCTTTGGCGATTGCGGAAAAGCATAAGCTAGAAGCCGAAGAGAAAGAGAAGAGAGAAAAGGCTGCACTCTGGACAGTACCGATCACAGACATAACGAGCGACTTCGTTGAGATTTACAGAACAGTACACGAAGCATTTAACGGAGAGATAGACGTGCATGAGATCATATCGAAAGGTGGGCGTGGATCTATTAAGTCCAATTTCTGGGGGAATCTTGCATATGAGACGATTAGACAGGATCCACAGGCGCATATCGTATACACCAGACGATATAAGGTTGACTTGCGCGGATCCGTTTACAATCAGTTTATGAAGGTGGTGATACGGTGTAATGATCTGGATAACTGGGACTTTAAGCAGTCTCCAATGTGTGCGGTGTATAAGCCGACCGGGCAGATGGTCATGTTTGTCGGAGCAGATAAGCCGATCAGTTTGAAATCGTTCAACGTGCCTTTTGGCTATGTGAAGCTTTTAATCCATGAAGAGTGCGACGAGATGGCAGGAGTTGAGCAGATGGATAACATTGAAGATACATTTCTGCGAGCAGATACACCGGCGCTTGACATAAAAATCTTCAATCCTCCGAAGTCAAAAAATAACTTTATGAATGAGTACACTGAAGAATGTAAAAATAAGCCACAGACACGGATCTGTCACAGCTATTATTATAATGTCCCAGTGAAATGGTTAGGAAAACGATTCTTCGAACGTGCGGAGTGGTTTAGGATTCATAAACCATTATATTATAAAAATAACTACTTAGGAGAAGTCACTGGAACAGGCGGAGGCATCTTTGACAATTTAGAAATCAGAAAAATATCGGATGAAGAGTTAATGACATTCGATACAGTAAACCACGGATTGGACTTCGGATACACACACCCACAGGTGTTCAGTCAGAATTATTACGATTACGAGACGGATACTCTTTATATTTTTGGCGAAGTGTATTCTAAAAAGTGTAAAAACTCTACATTTGCCAGAAAGATAAAGAAGTTTATGAATGTCGAGATCATTTGCGATTCTGCCAGACCGGACGGAATAGCAGAGATGCAGGACTGGGGATTTAATGCGATCGGTGCAAAGAAAAGATGGGGAAGCGGAAAAGGAAGGGATTACTGTTGGGAGTGGCTTCAGCGATGTAATAAGATCGTGATTGATCCAGAACGTTGCCCAAATACAGAAAAAGAGTTTATAAAGGCAGAACATGAGCAGCTTCCAGATGGTTCATTCTCGGATGCTTACCCGACCTTAGAAGAAGACACGATTATGGCAAACATTTATGCATTAAACAGGATTATCATGACCAGCCGAAGAAATGATGGCCTTTATGATGATGAGGAAGATGAGGAGGTAGATGATGAATAATACGAATAGCAAGCATTATGTCCTTGTAGATAAGGAATCAAGAGAAGTAATTGCGTGTATTTCAGATAATAGCAAAGATGATATTCTTCGGAAGGATGTTGACTTGAAAGTATACGAAGGTACAGAGCCAGTATTTACCGAGACAAATCACGGAATTTTGCTGAAAGATAATGCATTTACTATGAGATTGTAGGTGTTAACGTATGAATATATTCACAAGAGTAAAGGGGTTTATCATGAAGTTTTTTAGAACAGATGCTGAGAAAGAATTTAATGTCGAGTTTATTACTTCTCCAGAGATTGAAAACTCACAGCAGAGATGGAACGACATCATTAATGGGAGCCCTTTTTGGGTGGATCCGAAAAACAATGACATCCGTACAATCAATTTTGCAAAATTTCTCTGCCAGTACACAGCAAAGAAATCTTGCATGGATTTATCAGTTAGCATAACAGGTTCAGAAAGAGCAGATTTTATTAATAAGTGCATACGGGCAATGGTTGACACTTCTATCAGAGACAAAGTCGAAGATATGCTCGGAGTTGGTGGTATAATTTTAAAACCAAACGGTTCAATGAACCCAGACAACATGATCGA